CACCCTGACTCCTGTACTTAGCGACCGATTTCCATACATCACCATTCCACTGCTTTGACTCTCTCGGCACACGCTGACGAATCTCATCTTGTGGATTGCAGTCGTGGATGACGATACTTCCGTTTGGCGTTAGTGAACGCAGTGCGTTCTCAATGTCCTTATCGACTTGGTGTGATTCGTGCAGACCGTCAATAAAGATGATATCCCACTTATCCAGTCCAGGTGCTATCTGCTCAAAGAACTGATCGCTGGTCATCTTGTACGTTGGTTTCACATAGTCATACGGTGGGAAGCCAGGATCGACACTTGCCTTCTCACGACATCGTACACGACCGAAATTCAACCCTTTGTCGTGTCCTATCTCCAAGTAGCGCTGATACTTGTATTTCTTTATCAGCGTATTGATGAATTGCCATCGTTTCATTCGTAGGGGATAAATGCCACTGTGCATCGGCAGTTGATAACATTGCCTGGTGAACCGTTTGGATCGCCCGGATAGTCTAAGGCTTCTTTTCCTCTTGTCGTTGGTGTCATAAACGGTTCGTTCTTCTCAACCGTCATGCCGTCCATCATGATGTGATCGTACATATCGCCATTGTCGAAACTCCGTGTTCGGGAATCAATAGCCGCTATCCACTCCTTCTTGTAGTCTAAGCCTGTGGATGCTGCGCCCAATACTGCCCCTTCATTACTGGCACTCACAATCTCCGTCCGTGCTATCGTCTGCGCCCTTCTCATACTCATCGGATAACTGGATCGGATCATCCGTGCTATCTCGTCTGTACCCTGTTCTTCTTGGATGCCCTGGTTGATGACTTTCCTGATTCTCTGAATACTCACCAGGTTGATATTATTGATTCTGTCCAAAGATCGGTTCAGCGCAAAGTTCGCCATGTGCTGATCCCAACTGGTAAACAGAACTTCATTCTTTGTCTTTGTCAGATTCTTGTAGATCGCATTGGCAAACTCCTTGCCCACCCTTTGATATACACTCACAAACGCATTCTTCATCGGTTCGGGATCTAACTCCCTGCTCTGCATATCCGACAATGTGTTTGCTTCCAATATCGGTTCTGCTGATTTCCTTAGTGCTTCTCTGAATTGCCTTGCTGTCCATGATTCTAACGTCCTTCGTGATTTCTCAAACTTGATCCAATACTGCCCTGATTTGCCCTGCTCCCACTGACGGATGCATATCGCCACCGCTTGTTCTCTCGGTGTACCTTCGTCCATCACAAAGCGGATGCACCGCTCCATGAACTGACCTTGTGTTTCATTACCAGGACTTGGTATCGGCATTTAGATAGTCGATGAATTTTTCCCCTTCTTCCACTGGCATCTTCCGCATATCCACCCAAGGCTTGTCGTACATCGGCTCGTCCAATCGTCCGTAGCCTAACGCTTCACGCTTCTCATTAAACGTCAACTCGTCAATCCTTGACAGTCTTTCCGCTACCTTGTCCATATCCTCGGCTAACGCAGGGATGGCTGATGTATCGTAGTCGATGTAATAGTCCACTCCGTCTCTTTGTGAGTAGGCAGGGACTAACCATCGGTTCAGTTCGTACTTCAAATGGTCGAGCATAGGAAGAACGGTTTCGTAGTATAGCGCCCTTCGGGATTCCTTCTTGTTAGCGTTGGTCTTATTATCAGGATCGTTTAACAACTCGGACGATATGCCGTAGATATTACACAGATCTCTCAAAGACATCTTTTGACTCTCAATGATGTTGAGATCAACTGGACTGATACCAAACTGTATCCACTTCCACTTATTAGCCGCCAACAACATTCGCTTGTAGTTGTTCGGACTTTCGACCCTCGCTTTCATATCTCGTTGCAACTGCCCGAACTGCTCCGGTGTGATGTATTCATCTTCTAAGGATAGCATCCCTTCTGCGCCCATATTTTGTAGCGCTCGTTGGTTGGCAGTGAAGGTATCGTTGCTTTGCGTTACCACAGATCGTGCAGCTCTCAATGGACTCATCCCATACAGATGACTGCCTGGACTTCGGTAGTCAGGATTCCAGTATTTCATGTGCATCACTGTTGCGTAGTCTAACGTGATGTTGTAAGAATAGCCCCTGACTTTATATCCTTTGATAGGGGATTCCAACCCACCGCTTGAAACAATTTCCGTGATGTGAGCTGGCATCACATACAACTCCTGAAAGACGGAATCGGCTTCTACTCCGTGGATGTATGTATCGCCAGTTGCCAACATGAAGCCGAGCATATTCTCGATGAACTCACTTTGCCCTTGTTCGGGATTCGGTCGCTCTATTACATCGGCAAGATCACTGTCGGGGATCTCTTCTAACGCTTTCCGTTTCAGAACTTCTCTTTTTATGCTTAGTTCTGCTTTCGTTCTCCGATACTCACTTAGTTTCTTCTCATCCGTTACCTGGTAAACAACCCAAGGTACAACCGCTGCGCTTCGTGTGATCGTGTTGATGATGGCATATACATTCGGATTGTTTTCGTATCCATCACGAATGAATGACTCTTTATCGTCTTTCAGGACAAAAGGAACACCTGCTGTCGTTGGTCGGTAGAGAACTTGATTAAGTTGGTTCTGTGATAGTTGCTTGGCAAGGAAGTTGGCAATACGTTCTTTCATATTAAAGCGCCAATAAATGATTTTTCGTGTCGTGTCTTGTAAGATACTGCATATCGCATAGCATCAATGCAATGGTTGAAACTGTCAATCGGCTTGTTTAACAGATTGCCGTTGCGATCCTTCGCCCAAATATACGAATTTAATTCCTTCGCTATATTTTCACCCTCAACGATTAACTTGTAGCGTTTCAAAATATCGATACCCTGGTTGATGGAATCCTTGCCTTTGATTGCTCCTCTTATATGCCATCCCATCCTGTTGATTTCCTCAATGCTTTTTGGCTCGGCTGAATCCGCTATGATCAACTCGTTCCTGTCGATGCCTATTCGCTCCATCTCTCTACTGATATCTTGGTTCGTCAACCCCGACCGATACAGATGCTCTTTGACGTGCAAATTTCCCCTGTAAAGCCGTATCTCTACTAAGGCAGTAGGATCATTCGTGTACCCGAAGTCAAGACCGTATATGCGCCATTTGTAGTCGTCAGGGAATCGACCCCTCTCCCAGTTCGGAAGGACTAAGCCTTCTAATCGTCCCACTTTGCCTAAGCCATATACATCCCATCGGTACTTGTCAGCTGTACCCCTTTCGATATTCTCTTTCGTGGGTTCGTAGGAAAGGATTCTTTCCCGGACTGCTGGGGATATGAACGCATTATCCCTGAATGACGTGATGACCCAGTGCGCTTCTTGTAGTCTCTTATGCGCCCAAAATTCAGCCGATGGATTGAAGTCGATTATCACTTGTTTGGTTGTCCGCATCCGTAACTGCTCGAACACCTCATAAGGTACACCGTTGGCTTCATTGACAAACAGTCGCTGACGTTTACCACTCTTTGCATCCTGCTCATCGGAATAAGAATTGAACTCGACCAAAGATCCATTCACACAACGGAAGGATCGGTTGGACTTATTATGCAACTCGGCAGGATACCAGTCTCGAAGTGCTTCGCTATCGTCTAAGATGTTTTGTGCATCCCTGTACGCCCCTACTTTCAGGTTCGGGATATCCTGACCCACCACTGTGATGATCTCATTCGGGTTCGCTGCGCCTACACTGAAAAGGTATTGCAGGATGCCGTAGGTTTTACCGGATGACGACCCACCCTGATGAACGACCAGGTCGTACTTCCGCAAAGGTTCAAAGACCTTTTTATTCACCTTCAACATAGACAATTTCTAAGCGCTCGAATCTGCCCCCATCGTTTTGGTGGTTGACCGTCTTTTTCGGTTGACCGTACCTGTACGCTAACCACGTTTTGATGGCTTGGACATCTCCGTCCTGTACTAACTTGGCAAGGTTCTTCCACGCTTCTTCCGGGATCATGACAGCATCCATGGCTTCGATGACTTTGATCTCATCCGCCTTTGGTGGTCGTCCGCCCTTATTGCCTATCGTACCCCTGTTGTTTACTCGTCCGTCCATGATTAGTATGAATCAGTTATCTGATGACCCAAAGATACAAAAAAAGGTCGATACCTTCCGATACCGACCTCTATCTCAATCAAACAAGTTTCGTTTATCTGCCTACGGATAGTCTCTCTATACTGCCACCTTCGTACATCAGATCGACAAAGAACTCCATGTCATTGTCGTTGTCGCACCGATATACTTCTTTTCCGTCTAATGCGAAGGATATACTCTCAAATAGCATGATGTAAAGCGATGCCGTGTATTTGAGTTCCATCATCTTGTAAAATTTTTGCCTGTCCATTGTGTTCTCCGTTTAAGATAGGGAGTCGTGCTGACCTCCCTGGTTTGTTTATTTGAATGAAATGTATTTGCATCTGCCTCTGTCCACGATATAGGCGTTATCGTAACCTTCGCCTTGAAGCTGTCGCAACTTGTTTTGCGCCTGTTTCATATTTACTGCTTGGTATGCGTTGCCGTCTGCTTTTGCAAGTACCGTTCTGTATTGTCCGTGTCCGTTAAGTTTTGTTGTATTTACCATTGTGATCTCCGTTTGTTGTTGTTGATTGAATCTGTACCAAAGGTAAGCAGTCACCAAATCAATGTCAAATTATTTTTCACCCATCACACAAAAAAAACAGGGAT